AGTGACGCCGCTGTAGCTGACCACAGCCGGATTGGCCTTGCTGATGGCGGTGATGCTGATGGACGCGCCCAGCGCGGTCTGCACGTCTACGCCGACGTTGCTCCAGAAAAGACTTGTTGCCATATGATTTGCTCCACGGATTAAACCGGGGAGGCAAATCAACCAGCGGGGCCAGATGGCGCGGCGGGTTAGCGTGCCCGGACAGATAAAAAAACAAGGGCCGGCCGCGCAGCAGTGCGGGGCGGCTGGCCGGGTAAAAATCAGTGCTGCGCGTTCAACCACTTCTCCCACGCCGCCAGGGCCATCTTGGCGGCGCGGATCAGGCTCTCATGCAGCGCACGGGTGATATCGCTCATGGCAAAAATATCCACAAAAAAGCCCGCGCAGAGCGGGCCGGGTATTTTTCCGATTTGAAATCGGAAAAATAACCAGGTTGCGTTAAAACAGGTACTGCAAATCCCACTGCTGAGTGACCACCACCGCGCCCAGGTCTGCATCGTCAAAATCCCAGTCGGTGGACTTGAGCCACAGCATCGAGCAGGCACCACCCAGGCGGCGATCGGCATGCAACGCCGACTCAATGGCCGCCAACCGCGGCGCCGCCACCTGATCCGGCACCACCCCCCGAGCGATGGTGACAACATGCACAGTCAGCATGCCCATCTCCGGCCCGGAGAGCGAGACGATGTAATTCGGATCATCCCGCACCGGCTCAATCGCCGTCGCCAGTCCCTCTTCTCGCGAAAACGCCAGTTGGCGGGAACGGTAAACATCAGATATTCCGGCAGCAGTCAACGTGGACTGCAACGCCGCGAGGATCGCCTCGGAACGGGTGAACATGGGTCACGCTCCAGAAATGAAGAAGCCCGCTCGGGGGCGGGCTTCGGGTTGGGCTACGGCCGATACGCCTCGGCTAGCGAGGCCTCCCACCATTCGTTAACAGACATACCCACATCGATCAGTCCCTGTTTTTCGTAGTTGCGCAGCAGATCAACTGTGGATTGCAGATTGGTTGCTGTCACTCCGGCAATATTGTGCGCATTAGTCACAAGTAGCCCGCCGTACTCAATTGCCTGATTGATGGCTGGTGTGATGTAGGTCGCAAAGTCGTTTTCAGAGTCCAAACCAAGCGAACCGGGAATGTTGATCAGCGACGACGTATAGGGCGGGACTCGCGACAGACATGAGTCGAACGGCGCATAGTTCTGGTCGTACATGTAAGGCATTCCGGTCTGCATACCGTTGACCACATTGACCGTCGTATGTACACCGCGCATGGTCTTCATTCCAATCTCGGCGAGGATCATCTCAGCCCGCGCATCGTAACCGCCCTCCGGCCAAGCCAAATGTTTCGCGGAACGTGGATAACGCGCCGACAGAATTGCATCACAATCGCGGATAGACGCAGCAAATGTCGCATCATCCAGATAGCGCGCCCCACCAGACAACCACGACGTATCCAGCGTACCGGAACCAGACGCGGCACCTGCAAATGCCACATTTATCGTCACGCTGGTTGCGTCCGGAATGGATGCAATCTGCAACCAGTTACGGTACGCCGACAGGTTGATTGTTCCGGGCGCAACGTGAAGCCAATCGCCTACGGTGCGCAGGCCGTGAGCGCGGTTAAACGTCAGCGTCAGTGTTGTCGCCCCATCGTGCGACGGCGTTACAGTTAACGATGGTGTGTTGTAAGGCGTTCTCCAGAAGTCCAGCTGCGAAAGATGATTGCAAATGTCCCAACCAGCTGCGTATAGGTCATCGGCTTGCGCGTATGTCATCAACGGCGCACCGTAGGCTGCAGATGTGCCGCCAAAAAGCTGTGGTACAACATAACAAGTTGCGCGGTAACCATACGCATCTAAAATCGGCTTAGCAGTGGTGTATTGCGATGCGATTCCGTCGTCAAATGTCAGCAACACTTTTGTCCGGTTGCGCCAGCGTACCAGCGGGCCGATGTTGACACTATCTCCAGCCTCCCAGCCATTATTGACCAGATCGCTACGGCGAATGCGTACTTGCTTGATAAGCTGCGGCGTGCCGGACGAATACAGCATATTATCGAACGACGATGCCGGCGCCCACCACTCAACAAGCTGCCAGTCGCTGGCAACCGGCACAACCAGTCGCTCAATCGAGCTACTGGAGCCGGCCCATGTGCCGGATTTGTCGAATAGCACATCCAGAATCAACCGCTTCTGCGTGTTGTTTTTCACCCACAGGCCGTACCGGCGCGAGTGAACGAATCCACTGGCCTGCGGGCTGTAGGTCACTGCTGTATTGTTCAGCGTTGCGTTGTAATTAACTTTTGCCGTCGCCGCGCCGCTGAATGTAGTTGTAGTGTCACGTGATGTGGCTGAACCATACGCCCATACCGAATCGGCCGGCGACCAGGCGCTGATAAACGAGGCTTGTGCGCCGAGCGAGAACTTGGCCGGCACTGCTGCGCGATTAGCCATTAAATCGGCCTCCAGAACACCAGCACAACATCGGAGGTTGTGCCCAGATCAACGGTAATGCCAGTCTCAAATCGGCCGCCGAAATAGTCGCGAGTAGCGCCAGATGCAAGCGCAGCGGCGATTGTCTCAACGGCGGTAGGTCCGTCCTTTACTGTTACCGTGCCAGCAGTAGCCGCTCCAGCGCCGTTTCGAACGACATGCAGGTGTGCCGGCGCGCTGGTTACAACCTGCGATGCCGATCCTGTGATCTTGGTGATATTCCAGTCGCCGCGAAGCCCTACACGATAGCCATTAAATCGACTGTCAATTCCGCGCTCATCGGCGTCTTTTGCGTTTACTGTCTTCATACCCTGCATTTATATTACCTCCATCACGATTGTCCCCGTTCCGACCTTGCCCCACACCATCGATCTGTAATCCGCCGCGTACATCGGCTCACTTATGTCATCGCCGGACGCCAGAGAGTAGGTAAACGTTTCCGTGCCGCCGCTGCGCTTGGTCGCTACGACGGACACTGTTGCAGCGCCGCCGGAGCATCGCATACGTAGCCGGAAAATTGTTGACGGCGCACCGAACGGCACCCCCGACGCTGGCACGCCACCACTCAGCCCGACAGGAATCCCCGCATCCGTGGCGAGCTGGGCGGGCACCGCATTCCGCACCGCCGCAACCCCATCCAGATCCAGCGCATGACCACGACTAACTAAGCCAATCACCTCGTCAGTAGTCAGGCTAGTCAGCGTATCGCCTTTTGCATATGCCACCCCGTCCCACATCAGGGGCCGGGTCAGTTGTGCTCTTGCCATTTTTATACCTTGCTGAGGGTGATGATTTTGAATGCGCCGTCGTCTATCTGGCGCGATTCGCGGACGGTGTAGCTGGCGCTGGCGATGACGACGGTTTCGCCGGTATCGCAGCCCTGCAGGCGGTCGCTACGCAGGGTGAGCTGGTATTCGCGGCTGCGCACGCGCTCGCCCATGATGTTTTCGTCGGGCTTTTCAAAAATTGCTACGGCGGTTTGCGTCGCGCCGCCGGCCGATGGCGACCAGCTGACGCTGCTGCCGAAGTCCGATAAAAACACGTCCAGCGCTTCGGCCAGCGCCATTATTCGGCGCTTTCCGGCTTGGCCTTTTTGGCCGGTTTGGCAGATTCGCCCGCCACGACTTCGGCACGGCGCAGGCGTACCATCTGGGCTGCTGTGTCGGGGTGCTCGTCGTAGCTTTCGCCAGCGGTGCGCGGCTCGCCTTCAACGAACACATCGGCCAGGTATTTAACTTTAATCATGTGCTTGCTCCGGTTGAATTTTGTGGGCTGGCCTCAACCCTGCCCGCCCCCGTCAACCGGGGGCGGAGCAGGAATCGATCAGGTCGTCTTCGCGTCAACCATGGCGGCGAAGGATTCCGGGTGGCGCACGGCCACGTCGCAATCCTGCAGCGCCACCACGCGCACCGTGCCGCTGGTGCTATTGGTGTACGGGTCAACCGTCAGATCAAGGCCAGACCAGAAGGCCAGAATCAGGTCTGCCCAGTTGCCGAAGATGATGGCGGAACAGACCGCGCCCGAGGCCCCCTTGACCAGGTTGCTTGGCACCGCGTTGGTTACCGTCGCGCTGTAGCCGTTGAGGGTGTTGTCGCTGCCCCACACCGGGATGCCGTTGGTGCCGCTGAACATCTGGGTTTTTTTCAGCTTTCCGCGTACCTTGGCGTTGGTCAGGTAGCCCATGCTGCCAACATCGGCATCGATGGTTGACAGAGCCGATTCCAGGTCCACCAGATGATCCCAGGTTGGCGCCAGGCCATCGGTACCACCCACCACCGAGCCAATGCCGGAGGTGTTGAGGATGCCGCGCGGCTGGTTGGATGCGCCGCTGCCGTTGATGGCAGCCTGCTGGATGGCCAGGGCGATGACGGTGGCGATGTCGGCTTTGACAAAACTCTCTACATCGATGCTGGACTGCAGCAGCAGGCGGCGGCTGATGTCGGTAAACGCGCCCAGGGTTTTCGGGGTGAGCGCAACCTGATCGAATGCTTGCTGCGATTCGGTCGGGGCGCCGGATTCTGCCACCCAGTAAGCGGTGGCGCCGCCAGTCTGGCGCGGGATGGCGATGTTGCCGTTGAGGTCGTTGAGCATGCGTGCGCCCATGCCCATGATCACCAGCTTGTTGCGCAGCAGATCGATAAACGAGCCGGCCAGCAGATCGGTGGCAACGGTGTGGCCGCCAGCGGTGGCGGTGCCGACGGTCAGGTCACGCTGCTGGCCGCCCAGATGCAGGCGCAACACGTCGGTGGGTACGAAGATGCCGCCCGACTCTTTGCCGCGCTTGTTGGCGGCGGCGCTGGAGACTTCGCGCTCGTAGGCGGCGGCCTCTTGCGCGCGCTTGTCGTTGGGGTTGGCCAGTGCATTCAGGGCGCGCACAAAACTGAAGTCGCGCGCTTCTTTTTCGCTCAGGCCCAGTTCGGCGCTGTCAGCCTGCACCGGCTTGCTGCCGGTGATGCGCTCCAGCACGGCAGCGCGGAAGGCTTCGACCGATTCGCCGGTTTCGGCAAACTGGCGGGCCAGATCGGCGTGGCCGGTTTTGGTGCCGATGGCGTTGATTTCTTTAATACGCGCCAGCTCTTGAGCGCGGATGTCGTCTGCGTTGACTACTGTCATTATTTTTGCCTCTTGTGTTGGGTTTGTGTCGGCCTTGGCCTGGGCGGCTTCGGCGGTTTCGTCGGTTTCGCGCTTGGCCGCAGCCGGCGGCGTGGGCGCAAATTCGTCGGCACTGCGGCCGACACCCACCGTGTCGTCGGCCGGGACGGACACGATGGAAATTTCAAATGGCTCCCAGTCGGTGACGCGGTAGGTTTCCTGGTCTCCGGTTTTACTCTCCAGCTGGTAGGCGTGGATCTGGTAGCCGACGCTGACCTTGCTGCGGATCCCGTCGCGCACGTCTTGCAGGATTTCTTCACCCAGCGCGGATTTGCTGAAGCGCACCACGGCACGGCCGATGCCATCGGCACCGATCACCGCAGATTCGACCACACCGATCTGCTTGCTCATGCTGTGATCGAGCAGCAGGGCGGCGCGGTTGGTGACGCGACCCATTCGCACTGACTCTGGCTTATGATCGAGGATCTCGACGCCCCACCAGCGGGTGTAGGGCTCGGCACTGCTGAACGCCAGTTCGACGGTGCGCTGTTCGGCATCGACGCTGTCGGCACGGATGTCGAAACTGCGGTGACCGATGTCAGGCCTGGTTTTGTTTGCCGGGGTTGCCATTGGCGTCCTCCAAAACAATCGGGGCCGTTTTAGCGGCCCCGGTTATCAGTTGCAATACCAGCGGGTCTAGCCCGCTGAGCTGGTCTTGTATGCGCTTGAGGTCTTTGCCCCACTCGCGCCAGACTTCGTCCGGATCGCGCCCGCTTTCGCGAATCACCGCGCTGGGGGTGGTTAGCCCCTTGGCGATGGCGTCGTTGTTGGCGTTGATCTCTTTTTGTGGATCAATCCACTGCCAGCGGCGGCCCTGCCAGGTGGCGGCGTTGAATTTGTCGAACTTCGACATCGGCAAAGCCAGCCGGCCGGACAGCAAGGCCATTTCCAGCCACTCGCTGTAGAGCGGGGCGAAGAACGATTCGATCAGCCACGCCTGCAGCAGTTTCCATTCTTCGCGCTCTTCAAGCAGGCCTACGCGGGCGCTGCTGTAGTTGGCATCGCTCAGATCGCCAGTCAGGCTGGTGTAGCTGACCCCGAGGCCGGCTGCGATGCCGCGCAAGGTGGTCCTGCAGAAGCTGTCGAAATTGGCGTGTGGGTAGTCCGGGTCGAAGCTCTGAAATTCGTAACCCTGCGGCAACACGTCGAACACACCCGGCTCGGCATCCTGGATGAACTGGCCGGGGTCATCCGCAGTGGCGCCATCCAGCGTGGCGACACTCGCCAGATTGGGCGGCGGGGCATCGCCAGTGCTGGTGAAAAAACCCATTTTGCTGGCGCCGATGCGGGCGGCGATCACTGCGGCGTCTTCATACGCACCGAGGTTGTTCATACGCAGCATGGGCGCAGCCATCGGCGGCACGCCGCGCAGCTGGCCGATCTCTTCTGGCACAAACAGGTGCCAGATTTCGCTGGCATCGATGCGGATGCGCTTGGTGCCGTAGGCCTGGTCAACATCCTGCAGCAGGTGATACGCCAGCACGCGGCCCCATTCGTCGGTTTCGACACCCATGCGGATGCGACGGCCGCTGCCGGCATCGGCTACGCTGTACTGGTCATCCAGCAGCGCGGGGTCGATCAGCTGCAGCTGGTAGCGAAACGCGCTGTTGTTGCGCACGCGGCGCACCAGCACTTCACCATCGGTGGCCAGGTGGCGGGCAATCAGCAGCTGCAGGTCTAAAAACGAGTGGCGGCCGGTGACGTCGCATACGCCTTTTTTGCCCCAGGCGGCGAAGGCTTTTTCGCAGGCTGCCGAATCAGGCTCATCCAGCTGGCCGTCTGGCCGCAGGGCCTGCACTTGCAGGTTAAACCCGTTGGCGCCGACAAGGTTTTTGCGATACAGCCGCACAAACTGGCGGCCGTGGTCGTTGTTGGCAGCCAGATCGCGAGCACGCGACCGCACCACCCGCAGGCCGCGCTGCAGCCGCTGGTTAAGGCTGATCTGCTGCGCGCTGAAGCTGGCGGTGAGGCGGTTGATCTGAGCGGCAGCGAAGTTGCGCCGGCCACTGGCCGCCTGCGGCGCTGGCGGGGCCTTGCCGAAGGTTTTTTTTAGCCAGTTGATCATTAAAACCTCATGTAGATGCGTTGCTGCGGGGCGATGCCTTCGGCGGCCTTGAGCCGTGCCACTTCGCCCTGCCAGTAGTTGAGCGCCTTGATGATTTCGCCGCTGTCGCGATACTCCATCTCTCGGCCCTGGATCTGGTAGCGCTGCACCATCATGTTGCCGCTGGCGAAGGCCATATACCCGGCACGCAGGGCGGTGACGATGTCTTGCGCCTGCTGCAGATCGGCAGATGGGGTGGGCAGTGGCATTGTTATTTTCTCCAGCCGGTGGCAAAACCGCCCTTGCGCGGGCGCTGTAAAGCAGAACGCCCGCTGGTTGGGGCGGGCGTTCTGGGTGGTTCGATCAACGGTTTCAGGCCTTCGTCGCGCGGGGGCGGCTCGGGCGGGGTGGCGAACAGGTCGCCGGTTTTGGGCTCGATCACCGACTCCAGGCGCTGCCAGTCTGCCTCACGCAGCATGTGCAGGCGCACGGTGGGCTGCAGCGCGGCGAAGTAGGCGTACACCCAGGTGTCCAGCGCCTCGTTGCGCAGCTGGCCACGGCGCTTGACCCAGCGGTTTTTCACCGGGTCGAACACTTCTGCAGTGAGCTGCTGGTAATACTCTTCGGGCAATTCGGCGCTGAACCGGATCAGCCGCTGGCTGATATCCACCTTGCCATCACCCAGCAACCGCGCCATCAGCACCGACTTGGCAGTGTCGACGCCGACGCTGTAAAGCTCGACGCCATCTTTGACCACCTTGCCACGCCAGTTGATGTCTTGCCGGGTTGGGCGACTGACCACGGGCTTGTTGGCGATGCTGCTGCCCTTGACGGCGAACACGCCGCGATGCTTGCGGGTGCGCGCCCAGTTGTATGCCTGGTGAGTCTGGTGGCCACCGGTATCGACCGCGCTGGCGACGATACGCATGTCTACGCCAAACTGGTTGCGGTAGGCCTGCGCCAGCAGCACGCTGTCCAGTCGCTCCCATTCATCTTCGCGGCTGGTATCGGCGGGCAGCTCAAACCAGTCGATAATCCAGCAACGCTCACCACGACCCCAGCCGACAATCTGCACCGCAAAGCGATCATCCTGAACGTCGATGCCGGCAGTCAGCAGCAAGCAACCGGCAGGGATGGTGCGCAGGCGGTAGGGCTCGGCCCGCGCCAGCAGCTCATGCGGCTTGATCTGGCTGCTGCGGTCTTCCCACGCCTCGCCTAATATCGTGTTGACGAACGATTTCAGCAACGCTGGATCACCTTGCGCGGCCAGCCAGCGCTTGGCGTGATCCAGCCAGGTATCACCCAGCCCAATCGGGGTGTAGAGCGCGTTGATGTGGAAACCAGCGACTTCGCGCCCCGGATAGGTAGCGACCCACTCGCCGGCTTCGAGCATGCGCGTCTTGTGGTGCTCTTCGATCATGCAGCCGTTGTGCTCGCACACGTACCAGACGCGGGTGAGTGATTCATCCCAGCGCAGGTTCGGCCATTTCAGGTGCTGCTTTTCGCCGCAATGCGGGCACGGCACGTGGTAGCGCCGCTGGTCGCTGGCTTCGTACTCGCGATCGATGCGCGACACGCCTTTGATAGTCGGCGTGGAAACCAGCAGAATCTTGCGGCGCGGAAACGTTGACGTGCGGCGCTCGGCCAGTGTAACCGGGTCGCCCTCGCCTTCGACATCCTGCTCGTAGGCGTCAACCTCATCCAGAAACAGATACTTGGCCGGCATGGAGCGCAGGCCTGCGGCGCTGTTGCTGCCGGTGATACGCAACAGGCCGCCCGGAAATTCTTTCACCAGCGTGGTGTTGCCGCTGTCACGGCTGCGCGCTGGCGGGATGATCGCCCGCAAACGCGGCGATTCGTCGATCATCGGCTGCAGGCGCTGCTTGCTGAACAGCTCGCCGATCTCGACAGTGGGCTGCACCACCAGCATCGGCGCAGGCGCGCGGTCAAATACGTAGCCAATCCAGTTGAGGCCGGACTCAGTGCCGGCCACCTGCGTGGATTTGCAAAACACCACCTTGCGCACCGGCATAAAAGGCGACAGGCAGTCCATCACCTCGCGGATGAACGGCACGCGACTGGTGCGCCACTGGCCCGGTTCACTGGCGCCCTTGGCTGGCAAGCGGCGGTGTTCGTCAGCCCATTCAGAAACGGTCTGGCGCGGCGGGCGATTGAATCCGGCTGCCCACGCATCGCACGCAACTGCGTAGCCATCGGGGAGATCGCGGGCGCTCATTGCTGCGTTTCGCTCATCGCCCCGGGCAATGCAGTAGCCACACGGCGCAGCTCATCGATCAGGTTGCCGATTTCTGTTTCGAGCAGGTTGTAGACCGCATCCGGGTCGGATTCTGCTGCGAGCACTGGCGCAAGGCGATCAGGCAGACGCTCCAGCGCTGCGCGCATGGCTGCGGCGTTGTCGGTCAGCGCCTTG